CGCGAAGAACAAAATCAGTTCAACTTGATCGCTTGCCCACAGTATCCAGAGCTGTTGCCCAACATGGTTGCACTCAACAACGAACGCAACAACACAGCATTCATTGTTGGTGACACCCCGTTGCGATTGCCAGCAAATGCCACCGACATCGTGGCCTGGGCTACTAACAACGGCGGCAACGGTCTTGCTACAGGCGACGGTGTTGACAATGGCTTGCTGCTAGGTGGAGGCTTGAGTACTGCTAGTGTGTACTCTGGTGTGTTCTGGCCAAGTTGCCAAACTACTGATACTACTGGTAGCTTGGTTATTCAACCTCCAAGTCACATGATGGTACGCACTATCATCCGTAACGATGAAGTTGCTTATCCATGGTTGGCTCCTGCTGGCACACGCCGTGGTGTTATTGACAATGCGGATGCAATTGGTTATATCAATGCAGCAACAGGTGAATTTGTTCAAACTGGTGTGAATCAAGGCTTGCGTGACGTGTTGTATGTGAACAGCATCAACCCAATCACTTTTGTGCCTGGAATTGGTATTACTAACTTTGGTAACAAGACATTGACCAGTGCTACCACTGCACTAAACCGCATCAACGTAGCACGTTTGGTTGCATTTATCAGATCACGTTTGGAAGAAATTGGTAAACAATTCTTGTTTGAACCAAATGATCAGATCACACGTAACGAAATACGCAACACTATCAATAGTTTGATGATTGACTTGGTTGCCAAGCGTGGTATCTATGACTTTTTGGTTGTTTGCGACTTGAGCAACAACACAGCGGCACGTATTGATGCTAATGAATTGTGGGTTGATATTGCTATTGAACCAGTCAAAGCAATTGAATTCATCTACATTCCGGTTCGTATCAAGAACACAGGAGAGATTGCTGCTGGATCAGTTGCAAGCTCACGTACTGTCTAACGATACCGCTAGACTAGAAAATGGGGGGTTTGACCCCCATTTTTTTCGACCACGAATGTGGTAAATAATAGCATAGGAGATTATTATTATGGCCGTTTCATCACTAACAAGAATGACAGTGCCTTTGGCCAGTGACCAAAGTGCTAAGAACCAAGGTTTGCTAATGCCCAAACTCAAGTACCGCTTTCGTGTGGTATTTGAAAACTTTGGCGTGAGCACACCTCGTACAGAATTAACCAAACAAGTCATGGACTTCAAGCGTCCTAGCCTTAGCTTTGAAGACATCTTGATCCCAATCTACAACAGCCAGTTGAAACTGGCCGGGCGTGCTACCTGGGCAGAAACCACTTGCACCTTGCGTGACGATGCTAGCAATGCAGTCTCTAAACTGGTTGGAGAACAAGTTCAGAAACAAATGGACTTTTTGGAAATGGCTTCTGCTGCTTCTGGTATTGACTACAAGTTCTTAACAAGATTTGAAGTACTAGACGGTGGTAACGGTGCTGCTGAACCTATTGTTCTAGAAACTTGGGAATTGTATGGATGCTACCTCAAGGGCGTGGACTATGGTGATATGGCCTACAGCTCAAATGATCCTGCTACTATTTCAATGACTATTCAGTTCGATAATGCCAACCAAATTCCTAATGGCACAGGCATTGGCAGTACTATTGCAAGAACAGTTAACAACGTCATCACAGGATAATTGTTATGGCTTTTGGCCAAGACTTTTTACAAGGTTTTATTGGCGTTGAGAATCTTAGAGATTATGCTCACGCCAGTAAAACCTTTACCACTAATGGATATGAATTTGCTCCTCGGAACAAGTTCTTGTTCCATGTGTACTTCAATATCAACACCAAAGAAATACCTACTTTGGATGCTGTGTTTCCAAGTGACGACAAAAGCTCACTGGGATTGTTGGTCAAAACAGTTCAGTTGCCCACTTTCAATATTGAAACTGAAACTCTCAATCAATACAACCGCAAGCGTGTGATTCAAAAGAAAATCAACTACCAACCTGTGCAGTTGGATTTTCATGATGACGGTGGCGACCTTGTGCGTAACATGTGGTACAACTATTACTCGTACTACTACAAAGATTCAGCCAATCAATATGGTGTTCCAAGCACCAATGGCAGTATTGGAGCAGTGGCCAACCCTCCTGGTTTTGGGTATCCTGTTAGAGACATCTATGCTGCCAATCGTTATGTAAACGACTGGGGTTATATTGGCGAATCCTACAATCAAGCCAACGCAGGCAGTTCTGGAATTGGTAGCGGGGCAGATCAAACAACAGGCAAGCCTGCTTTTTTCAAAGACATTACAATTTATGGTATGGATCAGCACAAGTTTGCTGCATACACCTTGATCAATCCATTGATCAAAGAATGGCGTCACGACACATATGACTACAGTCAAGGCAATGGTATCATGCAGAATACCATGGTGCTCGAATATGAAACAGTAAAGTATTATGCCGGGGACATAGGCAAAGACACAGTGACTGGTGGAACAAATATCCCAGGTTTTGGCAACCCAGCACATTACGATACTTTAAGAAGCCCATTGGCTAGACCTGGCAGTACTACCAGTGTACTGGGACAGGGCGGGTTATTGGACGTTGGAGTTGGTATCATTTCTGACTTGCAGAGTGGCTCAGTTACCGGTGTTATTGGTGCCATACAAAAAGCCGGCACTGTTTACAACACATTCAAAGGCAAAGATTTACAGTCGATTATTAGTGAAGAGGCCAACAACGCAGCTAAACAAGTATTACAAACCAGTTTGCCAGGAGCAGTTAAGCAAGCAATAAACAAGGCAGACGGTTTCTTTTTCCCACAAAGTCCTGGTAAGCGATGAACACAGTAAATGCAATTAATCCCAAAGTTGATCTCACCGTAAGGGTGTTTGATAAATTTTACAGCTATGAACAAAATGTTCCTGCCAGTGAGTATGATATTGTAAACTCATTTTTTAGATCAGTATTTGTCAGTGCAGAAGCTGCTGGCAATTTTACTGTGAGTTTGTTTCGTATTGCCAGTGAGACAGGAACCCCTGTTCTAACACTGCTTGCAGAAATTGAAAACAAGGGACAACTGGAAATTACCAGTACATTGGCTTATTATCTCAACAACATGCGTAGCTCTAGTTCCTTACTGGGATTAGGAGCCATAGTTACTCCCAATTATTACACTGCCAGGAATGTAAGGCAATGAGTCGTTGGGCCCAGGGTGTTTATGAAGTAAACAACAAACACAAATACGTGGGCAAAGGTATACCGCGATATCGCAGCGGCTGGGAACATGCGTTTTTTCGTTTTTGTGACAACAATGATTCCATACTTCAATGGGCAAGCGAAAGCATAAGCATTCCGTATCTTAATCCTGTTACCGGAAAACAAAGTATATACATACCTGATGTGTTGATCACTTACCAACAAAAAAATGGTGCCACTCGAGCTGAACTCATTGAAATCAAACCCAAAGGACAAAGCGTCATCAAAGAAGGTATGAAACCAAAAGAACGTGCTGTGGTAGCCGTCAACTATGCCAAATGGGCAGCAGCTCAAAAATGGTGTGCTCGCAATGGCTTGAGTTTTAGAGTCATAACTGAGGATGACATGTTTGTAAACGGTGGTCGTTAACCCTATAAATAGGTTATGACACGCAAACTCGAAGAACTTTTTGATTTACCAACATCTGCATTTGATGATGTTACTCCTGATCCCAGTTCTGAATCTCCCACTACATTTCAACTGGACGAAATAAACAGTACAATTGACAAGATTGACACAGCGTTACCCGCAGTGCGAGATCTCAGTGCCAGTGATACTGAAATGGACGATCTAGCCAAACTAGCCACCGACAGCTACAAAGACCTAATGGATCTTGGCATGCAAGTTGACAGCCGCTTTGCCAGTGAAATTTTCAACTCAGCTGGCACCATGCTAGGCCATGCTATCACTGCAAAAACAGCCAAGATGAACAAAAAGCTCAAGATGATTGATCTACAGCTTAAAAAAGCACGCCTTGATCAAATTGAACGAGACAAAAGCGAAAACACCCCCACTAACATGCCCACTGCTGAAGGGCAACTGCTGGATCGCAATAGTTTATTGGAAAAATTACTAGGTGATAGATCTGGAAACAGCAAAAAAGAATAAATATCATATAGGACCTTACCATGAAAACATTTCATCAGTATCTGTCAGAAAGCGCACAAACTTACGATTATCGTATCAAAGTGGTGGGCGACATTCCGACTGGTTTCTTTGACCAACTCAAAGACAAGCTTTCACAATTTGATGTTGTGAAAATGACCACCCCCAAGAGCACACCTGTGCAAAAGTTACTCAAAGACTTTCCTGATCAGGAAAATCAAAGCATGACTTTTGTAGATGTAAGCTTTCGATATCCAGCAATTGAACCTCAAGTGCAACGTTTAGCAGAGTTTATGGGTGTGAGCCCTAATCGTGTTTGCATGAACGACCTTGAGTATTCAGAAGGCATGGCCAAAGAAATTGCTGACATTGAAGCACAGAACAAAGATTTGTTGACTGACACAGATTTCCCAGCACCTGATGCCAAGCAAAAAGAGCTGTCACAAGACTACAGTGCAAACCCCTACAAGCATGCTGTGCTACAGAATGCCTATCGCAGTGAATTCACAGTGGCTGGTGGCAAAACACCCCCTGCCAAAACCACAAATGATTTGCCACAAGGTGAGAAAAGTCCTTTTGCAAATATCAAACGTCCTCCAAAGCCAGCAACCGGCGCATCACCTAAAGGAAAATAAAATGACATTTTTTTACGACATGAACAAGAAGTTGGCCGACCTGGCCGCAAAGCAAACACTCAGCGAAGGAAAAATTGCTGAAGCTGGTTACTCGGCCAAAGATGCCAGAGCAGGCCATGACATCGGCAAGCCAGGCAAAAACTTTGGCAAAATTGCCAAGGGTGCTGCTGAACGTTATGGTAGCAAGGCCGCTGGTGAGCGTGTGGCCGGTGCAGTGCTAAACAAACTGCGTCACCCCAAAGAAGACATGGAAGAATCGGCATTTCAAGCTGCTATTGGCAAGAAGAAATACGGCGACGAAGGCATGAAAGCTTTGCAAAAAGCCGGACGTGATCATGCCGGTGCCAAGACCATGGATACCATACGCAATCGATATGACAAGTACGACGAAAG